TGGGTCTAGGATGAACGCAGAGTTCATATTCCTAGCCGTAAAGGATCCAAGTGACTACGAGAATGTTAAGTCATTTGAAATAACAGGCGCTTTCATCAACGAAGCTGGAGCTATGGACCACGACATTGTGGCTGTAGTTAACTCCCGCATCGGACGCTTTCCACCTCCCGTGGACGCCGTGGATGAAGACAATCCTATAACACAAACCGCACTACTTATTGATAGCAACCCGCCAGATGAAGACAGCTGGATGTCTAAGGCCTTTGCCAACCTCCCTCAGCACTGGGAAGCATGGCAGCAGCCTGGAGCTATCCTGCCTGACTCTAAGTCTGATACGGGCTGGAAGCTTAACCCTGAAGGTGAGAACTTCAAGTACCTTGGGGTAGGCCCAGAGAAGTACTATCTGGATAAGGTAGGCGGCATGACACGAGAACAGATCCGAGTCCTCTTTGAAGGTAAGTTCGGAGTGACGTCACACGGCAAGGCTGTGTACAGACGGCAGTTCAGTGATGATATGCACGTGAGTAATAGTAACCTTGTCGCTGTGAAGGGGCATAAGCTCTATCTTGGTTGGGACTTTGGTAAAGGTGGGGAAGCTCTCACTATAGCCCAGAAGACTCCCACGGGATGTATGAGAGTCCTCACCTCACTGGTAGCCGAGAACATCGGTCTCCATGACTTCGCTAAGAACATAGTGAAGCCACACATGGACAAGTATTACCCACAAGAAGAATGGCCCATGACGAGTATCATATCCGTTGGCGATCCCAGCGGTGTGAGCTCCCATGGCCTATCCAAAGATACGCTAAACTACTTCGATGTACTGAACAACTCTAAAGATGGAGTGTTCGGAGACTGGTTCACAACTAGACCAGCTAAGTCTAACCACATCGAGCTAAGACTAAACGCGGTCAGGTACTACCTTACAAGCACCACTACCTCAGGCGCCCCCGCATTCCAGATCAACAAGAGTTGCGGTAAGCTGCGCCGTGGGTTTAACGCAGGCTACGCATACAAGCGGATGCAGGTGTCAGGTGACGCTAGGTACAAAGACAAGCCTGATAAGAATGATTTCTCTCACCCACACGATAGCCTCCAGTATATATGCTTGGAAGCTCACCCTAAGTACAACGAACTAGTGAAGCATACAAGCTTTGTGACTAGGGAGGTTGTGGATAAGGTAATCAATTACTAAGGACTAACGCATGAACGAAAAAGATAGCTACAATCTCGAGTTCGCCAGAGAGACAGAAGATGATGATCGCACGCCGGAGCAACGCGCTCTTATAAAGCGTAGCGATATAGGCGGCATGTTGGAATCTGAGAGATCCCTAGCTGTCTCTGAACGGAGAGCTGCAGGAATTGATGACCGCCTTGTGCGATCATACCAGCTCTTTGAGGGCTCAAGGGATAGCAACGGAGGCGCTACATGGTCCTCCGATGTCCCTAAGGCCACAGTCGGTTCACGCGCTTACACCAACATTGTAAGACAGATAACCAATGATGGAGCACACCAGATAGGTGACCTTCTGTTTCCTAACGATGATAGGAACTACGGACTGAAGCCTATTGGAATCGCGGCCCCACCATTGGCTATCGAAGGTGAGCCTGCGACTGACTCCAAGGGCAAACAGCTCGTGGATGAGAATGCTGAGCCCCTCACTAACATACAAGCGCATACTCGCCGCGTTAAGCGAGCTATGAAGAAGACTAAGCGGATGTTCACTCAGCTGGACGCCGCACTGGTAGCAGCACGCTATCCTTCAAAGGCCCGAGATGCCATCAAGCATGGTGCTATCTACGGAGCTGGGATCTTGAAAGGTCCACTTCCAACTAAGAGCCGTAAGGGCCGTTGGGCTAAGAAGGGTGGCGGGTACGCGCTGAACAAGAACATCCCTATGTACCCTGACGTCACTGTCGTTAACCCTATGGACTTCTATCCGGACGCTACGGCTATCTGCATTGAAGACTGTCGCTATACATGGGAACGCATCCCACTGCAGCCACAGGACCTCGAGAGAGGCATAGACGAGCTTAACTACAACGCTGGTGCAGTCCGTAGGGTTCTGGAAGCAATGCCCATACAGGCCAACGTAGACGGCTCAGACGCCATTGATGAAGCTAAGGCTCCTGTCAACAGCGAAGGCCGCATCACTGGGCGCTACCTGTGCTGGGAACGTCACGGCATTATGAAGCGTGATGACCTAGAAGCACTGGGTGTATCTGTACCTGCGGGTAAGCGGGTTTACTTTAACTCTATAGTCACCATGTGTAACTTAGAGATACTCAAGGCAGTCATAGTTGAGTATGAAAGTGATGACAGTCTATATAGTGTATATTGCTGGGATGAAGATCCTCTCAACATATTCGGCTATGGCATCCCATGGCTCATGCAGGACCAGCAGGCTTCTTATGTAGCCTCATGGCGCATGGCTCTGGACAACGGTGGACTCTCTGCGGCACCACAGCTACTCATAGATCGCTCTATGATCACACCTGTCGATGGCAAGTGGCAGATGCACGGTGGTAAAGAATGGTACATCAAGGAAAACAACTACGAAGTAGGCAGCACTAACGCTCCCTTCCAAGTCGTTGAGGTCAAGCAGAACCTTGCTGAGATCTTCACGATGATGGATAGAAGTGTGGCTGACGCCTATGAAGTCACTGGTGTGACTCGTGTGGACAGTGGTGGGGCATTAGATAACAGCCCTGTGACCCTAGGTGCCACTCAGATCCTCCAGAACAACAGTACAGTGTCCCGTAGGGGCCAAGCGCGGCGTTGGGACGACCGTATTACACTTGGCCTTGTGACTCGTTTCTATGACTACTTCATGCAGTTTGACGAGAACGAAGACAACAAAGCTAATATGGAAGTTGAGCCACGTGGCGCTACAGTATTGCTTGCAAAAGAACTCACCGCAACCAACACCATTCAGTTATATCAAATGACGAGTGGAGGGGAGGCACCGGGAGCTAAGGGGATAGAAATCCTCAGAGGTCTTGAGGCGGCGATGCAGATACCAGCAGGTACCTACGTAGAATCTCCAGCTGAACAAGCAGCACGCGAACAGCAAGAGCAGGAAGCAGCGGAGCAGGGCGATACGCCTGATCCAATGATAGCTCTTGAGGAACGCAAGATAGAAGTAATGGAAGCTGAGGTAGAACTCAAGCAGGCTCGTGACAAGTTCAACGAGATGCTAGAGATCAACAAGGCTGAGATGGATGCACAACGATTCCAGTTAGAGGATGCACTCGCAGGGAACATGAGCGATCAGCAGACCCAAGCTAGACTCGATGGGTACAACACTAAGATGGCCGAGTTAGAAGCGAAGCGAGCTGCCAGTATGGAAGCCCTGCAGACTACTAACCAGACCAACCGTGACATTGCAGCTGCCAAGGTAGGTGGTGACGGTGAAACTAAGAAGCGCGAAGCTGACCTTAAGGAACGCGAAGTAGCTAACAAAGAACGTGAAATGTCCTACAAAGAGAGGACAGGGAATCCCGGTATATGAATGCCTACGACTACCCAACTATAATGATTGCGCTGAACAGTGCGATTGACGAGAGGCTGGAGGTGCTTAACAGTACCTGCTATGCCCTAAAGGCTGATCATAATCAGACCACAATCGCACGAGCACAGCGGCTACAACTCATGGCAGTCAAAGACTTTATCGAAATGAGGTCTAAGACACTCTGACATTTACGCCCCTCTCTACGGACTGGGGCAACAACGAGGGTTACACATGGAAAACAATACTCAACAGGAAGGCGCTGCGGAATACGACAAGGAATGGGAACTCGACACTGACAACCCATCACCATCATCGAAAGACCTAAGCGGCAACCAACAGTCTTCAGACTCGGACGACCAATTCGAGAATGAAGCTCCTCAGGGCAACGAGCCTCCCCCATCACCAAACGAACCTACTGCAGAGGTGCAGGAAGACGTGGACGTGTGGGCAGACGCTAGCGAAGCCCAGAGAGAAGCATTTCGGCGTGCTGAGAATGAGAAGGTGTCGGCAGACAACAGGGCAAAGCTCAATGCTGATAAGTTAGCAGAGCGTGGACGAGAGCTCAAAGCACTTCGTGATGAAACTCACGAGCTGCGGGAAGCCAACAGACCACGCACAGAGTTTGAAACAGAGCACGAAGTTTACGCGCAAGACGTGGATCGAATGATCCAACAGCGCTTAGACGAGCGCATCCCTGTGCAACCAGAGATGGAACAGGCTGAGGTAGAGCAACAAGTATTTGATGCCATTACCCAAGCGCACCCACACGCGGGTGATATGTACAACTCTGAGAGCATGAAGACCTTACTCAACGAAGACCCAGTGATGAAGATCAATGGGAAAGCTATGTTGTTCAGTGAGACCCTCCATAGCAATGATCCAGCAGACGTTATTGCGGCTCTGGACTTTTACAAAACGACCCACGATGACACAGCACCTTCTAGTGCACCGTCAGGCCTCGAAGCGATGCAGTCTGGCACCCCTAGGGGCAACAGGACTGATATGCGAACGGCAGGACAGCTATCTAGTCAAGAGCGCTATGATCAAGAGTGGGAACTCGATGATGATTTTTAATTAAGGAAGACACTAATGTCCGATCCAACTATTTATGTAAATGAAGTAAGCGGAACTGGCCCCGGTTGGGGAACTATCGCTGCTAAACTTGAGAAGCAAGCTTTGCGTCACGCTCAGCCTACTCTCGTACTGGCTATGGGCGCTAAGAAGTTCACCATGCCTACTAACAGCACTAAGACTCTCCGTATGCGCCGAGCTGTTCCTTACTCTGCCGCTACAACTGCTTTGTCTGAAGGCGTTCCGCCCACAGCTACTGCACTTGATTACGTTCAGGTTGAGATGGCTCTCCAGCAGTACGGAGCCTTCACCCGTGTAACCGACATTCTTGTTGACTTGCACACTACACCTGTCCTTAGCGACATTAACCAGTTGAACTCTGAGCAAGCTGCTAAGACTAAAGAGTCTTTGTTGTGGGGCATGCTTCAGGGCGCTACTGTTACTTACTGGTCAGGAGGCGCTTCTACTGTAACTGTAGACGAGTCTATCTCTGTTGCTATCCAGCACAGAGCTGTCCGTACTTTGAATGGTAACAAGGCTAAGAAGTTCACCAGCATTGTCACTGGTGGCGTTAAGCAGGGAACTTTCCCTGTCGAAGCTTCTTACATTGCATTCGCTCACACTGACCTCGAGTCAGACATTCGTAAAATGGACGGGTTCGTTCCTGTTTCACGTTACGGTAGCCAGAAGCCTGTCCACGAGATGGAGCTGGGTACAGTTGATAGCGTTCGTTACGTTCTCTCTGCTGACCTTTCCCCTCAGTTGGCTGCTGGAGCTGATGTTTCCGATACTGGCATGATCTCTGATGCGTCTAGTAAAGTAGACGTTTACTCAGTTATCTTCGTTGGTATGGACAGCTACGGTTGTCTGAATCTGGCAGGCAAGGGAGTCTTTACTCCTGTTGTTGTTCCTGTCGGTCAACCTTCAATCTCTGATCCACTGGGTCAGCAGGGTTCTGTTGGTTGGAAGATGTACAGTGCAGAAGCAATCTTGAACAGCGACTGGATCGTTGTTGTTGAGTGTGGAGCTACTGACTAGTAGTACTTTTGAAGGACCTGCCCATGGGGGTGGGTCCCTCTTTTATCAGACGAGGATATATTATGTCTACACCAAAGATTAAGGACCTCAATCAGAATACAATCTACGAAGCATCGAGCTCAGAGATAAGAGCTTATGGACTCGCAGAGTGCGGTATTGAGTTTAACGAAGACGCAGCCCGTGACACGATGATCAATGACGTCATCGCCGCACGTGGTTGGATGGAGAAAGACAGGGAATCAGGCGCTACACACGTAGAGCTTATCATTTCCCGTGAGCCTGGAGTGGAAGGAAACTTTCCCTACCGTGGTGGCGCTAATGGCGAGATGTTTTCCATCAAACGTGATGAGAAAGTAATCATCCCCATGAAGTACTACGAAGCTATTCGTTCTTCACAGAACAGAGCTGGCTATACACTTCAGACACTAACCGATATGGGTGAGATCTCACCTACTGAGAAGCGCATCCAAAAGAGCGGTGTACCTATCTCAGTGATACGCTTTATAACTAAGTAAGGAATCTTATGAACTACCTTCAACTCGTTAATGACTTTATGATAGAAACAGATATGGACGACCAGATAGTTACTGTCACAGGTCAGATTGATGACGGGCTGAAGGCAACCA